GTCAAACCAATATTGAGTCTTAGCTACTATTATTGGTTACCCCATACTGGTGGGGATCCTAATAAGTGGGGAGATCCACTAAGTATTACAGACCATACTTTGGTCACCATACACACTGTATGGTTAGTCTTCCCAACAAGGGGCAATTATAAAGGTGAAGTATTAGTGTACCGTGAAAAGATACAATTTGTATTACTAACACTTGTGGCAGCAGATGTGGTCCGAAATGATCCATCTTGTGCTGTTGCTACTACTGTGAGAGTATCTGTTATCTTGGTTGATCCATTGATGGCATCATCAACTACATTATTACGTAGTGCAAGTCCAACAAGACTGCCATTTGATAGTGACAGAAATCCAACTCCTGTTGATGCTACTGTGATTACATAAAAATCACCTACAACCATATTGGATAATGTGATCACACCAGTTTGATCCACTCCAACTATAAAAGATCCATTGGCAACGATGGGAGCTGTCCCATACATATTCGCAGTTGTCGTTCCAATTGATCCTGTAACAGTACCACCATATCCAAGACCACCATTGATTACGTGAGCATTTATCAACTCAATTTCGTAGTCAATAAAGACTTTCCCCCAATTAACTGCTGTCCCATCAACAGTGCAGATAAATAAATTGGCGAAATCATATGTCTTAATGTCCAAATTAGCAGCTAATGGACCATTACGTATGTACAGTGGCTGTCTTTGTGGTTTGAATTTCAATTTTATTTCTTTCCATGGTGCATCGTCTTCTGTGCCATGGTAAGTGGACGCTGCAATCTCAGACGTCGGGGCAGGGTCGGCTGCATCATAATCAGCGACCAACATAACTGATCCAGGGACATTAGTTCCAGTACGAGTTTCATATCTCGCAGTCAAACTAACCCACCTGTATTGTTCCCAACCTGATGTCTGAGTGCTCAACCAGGTCATCAAATTAAGTCCTGGTTGCATTGGTACCTTAGCTGAGGAGAAGGCCGTCGTGCCTGACACAATATTTATTAATTCTGAGTGTCCAATGGTCATACGGTCAAGGCTATTTCTAAATATGCGTGGTGCGCCTGTGCGGTTTCCTCTTGCTGCTGATACTGGTGCTGTGACTATAGGTAATAATGTTGGTCCAGCACGTGGTTGTGAAGGATTTCCTCTACGGGATCCTCCTTTCTGATTTGTGACCAAACTTTTTGCTATAAGTTTTGCCTCTTTCTTTATCTCTTGTTTAAGTTTACTAAGTGGGCCCTTTGTCGGGGCACTGTGGTCATCTGAATTTGTGGCAGAACCATTGTTTCCATTTATGGTTGGTTTGACATCAAAATATTGTTGCACAGTCTCAATAGCTTCTCCAAGAGGGACAAATAGGTTCTTAGCAAACCAATCATCTCCTTCATGAGCATGACGTGGTGGTGTCCTGGTAGCTTGGTTACTTGCCTGATTCCTCATTCTTTCCATAGCTGCATCAACTTCAGCTGTGGTTTTTATCTCATGATCAAGCCAAGTTTTATCTGTTGATGTCAACGGTCCAGGATTCAACTCAATACCAACTAGACGTGGAGCTGGAACTGTT